CAATATGGTTTAACGGTAGAAGAATACCAACACGCTATAATGAGTGGATCAGTTGTTCAGGCCAAGTCTTTACCCGACCTTTAGCGCAAACAAAAATAGGTTATGAAACGTATTACACACGATGAGGCTAAGCAATACCTCCCGTTAAGTAGCAGCGACATGCGCTATAATATGCGCCGTGCTATCGCTTACACCCTTACCCCCATCCCTAATGATCCAGGTTGGGAGGAAATCACATATTACGGTACCTCCTGGATTGATCCAACTAATACCCCACAACATCCCCATTATATTTACATTCTTGTTAACCCATCTATTCCAGGTATATGTAAGATTGGCTTTACTACCACGACAGTATACGATAGAGTTAAGCAAATTAACTCAGCTACGGGCGTAATTACACCTTGGTACGCGGTATTCACATATAAGTGTCCAGATGGTCGTTCACTTGAACAAGACATACACACACATCTTGAAGATATCGGTGTACGTATCAATCCTAAGCGCGAGGGATTTACAATATCATCTGATGATGCGCGCGTTATTATTGAAAATATAGGTAAAAAATACAAATCAAATGAAATCAACTAATATTTTAGCATTTAGTGCAATTTGGGTACTTGGACATTTAATCGTTGCTTTTTTATTTGTTCATTTGTTGCTTCAAACGCCGTATTTGTTTTGGAAATTGTTTTGGCTATCCACATTCACACATTTCTGTTGGTTAGAAATGGCTAGAACATATAGGAAACGTAATTTCTAATATATACGTATATTGGGATTGGGCGGTGTAGACACAAAAACAGTAACAGGACTGTTTATTGCTTTATTTATTCCCATATATTTATTATAGACAATGGCTATATTTAAAATTAAACTCGAAGACAAAGCTGCTTTCCTTAACCGTATGGAAAAGGCTGGTGCTGAATTAAATACCGATCAAGCAGTAGATAATAAGTTAGAGGGTTATTTTGAAGTAACTATTGACGAACCAAAGCAGTTAGCAGCTGCTAAAATAATTTTGAAACAATCTCCAAAAATTAACACCATAAACAAGATGGACAACAAGAAAAAATTAACAAAAGACGAATTAAAAGAAATGGTTCGTCAAGAATTACAAGGCGTAATCGCTGAAAGAAAAAAATTAGCTGAAAACGAAGAAGCTAGTAATGAAAAGGAAATAACAATTTCATTAAATGAATATGTTGGTGATCCAAGCGCTTATGACTTAGGAAAATGGGCAGCTGAAAATTTCCCTGCTATTTGGGATGCATTTAAGAGCATGAGTACTGTAACAAACGGTGATGGTCAACAATACGTTGATTTTGGTAATATGTTTGTTTTATTATGTACAGCAGGAACTATCACAGTTAGTGTTGGTTTAGCTGTTGTTAAAGATCAAATCGTTGATGCTGCTAAGAAAATTAAAAATGCTGCTAAGTCATTATTCAGTGGTAAAGTAGCAGAAGGTGAAGGTGTTGATCCAGAATTAGAAGCTGCACTTAACGATCTACCTCAAGACGTTTTAGCTAAATTAGCAAAATAATATTACATACGACATTTTTGGTATGTTGGAAGATTTTGGGTATCTTGAAAAAGATGCCCTTTTTCTTTGGAAGTACAAAATATCTCTCGTAACTTCCACCTACGCGGGTTGGGAAAAGGGGAACGGGGAGAATGGGAAAAATGCCGAGGGGTTGGGGAACGGGAAGAATCATATATTTATATATAAACATATATTATGAAATACAAAAATAACGTACTAGATAAATTAGTACAACTAGAAGCAACAGTAAATAAAGTTCAATTTCAAGTAAATAGAGGGATGGAGCAAGATCAAATCTTAGAATCTATTGATGAAGTTAAAGAACAAATTGAAAAAACACGTGAAATGATTTCTTTAGAACAAGATGATTTCGCAAATCAATTTACAAGATAATTATGTGGTTAACATTATTAATTATACATGTTGTTGAATTAGTTGTTATTGGTGGATTTTTATTAATTAGACGTAATAGTGTTCTTGAAAAAGCAGTTGCTCAAAGACAAGAATATATTGACGCTATTAGTATTATAGTTGCCAATTCCGATGCTAAATTAAAAGAACTTGATATTCAAGGTGCATTTGAAGCCGATGATGAAGTAGGTACTTTCTTTAATAACTTAAGAGAGATCCAAAACATCATAAGTGACTTCAACGCTTCCCAAAAATAATTTGGTTATGTGGTTTTCCTTCCATACATTGGGAGTAAAATTAGGAAATCACTATGTCATATAACGATAATTACGATATATTTGCTGATGATGATACATTAGCACTTACTAAACGCGGTAAACCACGTAAACGTAAACCAAAAGAACCCCGTATCTATTTTACTCAAGATACTGAGGATGCTATTGTCGAGTACCTTATTACGGTTGATACCGCTGAGCGTAATCGCATTTACAATGAGCGTATTGAATATGGCTTCTATAAATTAGCCGAGAATATTATTCATACGTTTAAATTCTACTACACTGATACTGATACAATTGAAGAACTCAAGCATGAAGTAATTACATTTCTGCTTGAGAAACTTCATTTATATAAACCTGAGAAGGGTAAAGCATTTAGTTACTTTGGTACTATTGCTAAACGTTACCTTATTGTTTATAACGAAAACAACTATAAGAAACTTCAAGAAAAAGTTGATGTAGATGAAAGCGATGAGGAACAAATGCACTTATATGAAAATGATAAGAACATTGAGAGTATGCTGGATGGTAATGGGTTTATGGATCAATATATTAAGTATATAGACAAACATATATACAAATTATTTCCTAAAAAACAAGATGCTCAAACAGCAGACGCTATCGTTGAATTATTCCGTAAGCGTGAAACACTAGAAATATTCAATAAAAAGGCTCTATACATCTACATACGCGAAATTACAGACGTATCCACTCCTCAGATTACTAAAATCATTAAAAAACTTAAAGTTATATATGTTCATTTATATAATGAATATTATGAGCATGGGTATATAAAGATTTAATTATTCATATTTATTGATAAACGCAATTATGGCTAATTTTAACGATGTAGAAGTATTTGATGGTATGTCCTTGTCGGACTTGTTTAAGAAAATACATAAGAATAATAAAGATATTGATAAGAAGATTGAGGATTTCATCGATACTATGAAACCAATGGCGACAGCTAACGTGGGTAATGCTACAAATTTAATGCCTGTTGTTAAAGATTTAATAGATGTTAATGTAAAGAATAACGAACAACTAGTAAAAATGGCAGCTATCGCTCAACGCGCCGCTACTAGTAACTCATCATCACCAGAATCATTAATTGATATGAGTGAGATTGAAGCTTTATTAGCTGAACAGAAAGATGTACAAGAACAAAGTCAAAAATTACTTGAACAAAAACCAGTTATTGCTTTAAATAATTAAATATGAAGTATCAAATAGGTGGGTTTTCAAATATTTTATCTTCACAAGGAAGAAATAATTTTTCCATTACTCCTTCTTTACAAATAGGAAGAGTATACGGTGTTGTAACTACTGAAAATACCCCTAGTGAAAAAATGTTTAAAAAAGCAGGTGGTTTTAATGGTATAGGATCTATATTTTATCTTGATTATAATTCTGCAAAAAATGTTACAGGAACTGGAGATGATTTTTTAGAGGTATGTAGTATAGCTAAACCAATGTCTCCACAAACTCAATACTACCCTATCTTAGGGGAACTAGTAACATTAGTAGACGCCCCATCTCCAGACACTCAACTTTCCCTTAATAATTCTTCAAATCAAAAATATTATACCAGCGTTGTAAATCTATGGAATAACAATCAACAAAACTCACAACCAGCAGATTCTTCAGATAATTTAGGAATTACTTTTGTAGAAAATGTTAATATAAAATCTTTATTATCGTTTGAGGGTGATCATATAGTTCAAGGAAGACAAGGTAATGCTCTTCGTTTTAGTTCAACTACTAAGTTATATAATGATTTAAATGAATGGAGTAATGTAGGAAATGATGATAGTCCTATTACTATATTATCAAATGGATTTGCTTATAATCCTAAAGAAAAATTTCATGTTGAAAAAATAAATCAAGATGCTTCTTCTATTTATTTAACAACGACACAACAAATCCCACTTCAAACAGATAGAACAGGTACTTTAAACCCACTAACTAAACCAATAGATGTTTCTAAATACTTTAATTCTCAACTAATTTTAAATAGTGATAGAGTTATTTTAAACTCTAAAAGAGATGAAGTAATGATATTTGCTAAAACAAACATCGAGTTAAATACTAAAAATATTATTAATCTAAATGCTAGTGAGCGTGTTCATCTTAATAGTAATACGGTTTTTTTAGGTACTGTAAATAATAACTTACCAACAGAACCATTAGTATTAGGCGATAAATTAAATACTCTATTAGAAAATTTATTAGATAGTTTATATAGTTTTGGTGCTGCTTTATCGTCTGTTGTTGGTTCACCTGAAGGTGCTCCTGCTATGGATATTAATATGGCTGCTGAGGGATTATTAAATGATATAGATAGAATGAATGACAGTTTAGAAGGAATTTTATCACAACAAAATTTTACAGCTTAATGGCTAATAATGTAAATGTAGGATCTGTAATTTCTCCTGATGTTCTTAAAACAATATCATCGGCTGCTGCTATTAAAACTTTTGGTGATCAATTAGTTAATAAAGCAAAAGAAAAAGTAATATCTGCTGCTTTAGGTAAAGTCCAAGAGCTAAAAGATCAAATACAAGAAATAGTAGAATTAAAAATCAAAATATGGTCTGATCATGGTACTGAAATGAAAAGACTAGAAATATTGCTTAAGGAAAAACAAATTACTCAAGAACAATATAATAAAGCGGTTGCAAAAGAAGATGAAGCATATCAAAACAAGTTAAAAGACTTAGAAGAATTAGATTTAAAACTTAAAGAAGATTTAGCAAAAATAATTGCTGATCCTTTAGCTAAAATAAAACTTCTTAAAAATAAAAGAAAAGTAAAAAAAGAAAAAAGGAAAACAAGAAATAAAGCTGAACGAGCAAAAGCAAGAAGAGATCTAGTTAAAAAATTAGCTAAAAATGCTGCTAAAACTTTAGCTCCTATTCTTGCACTACAATTAGCTAATAAATTTGCTTCTGTTTTATCTCAAAGAGCACAATTAGAAAAATTAGTAGATCAAGTAAATGCTTACATAGAACAAGCAAATACTCCAGAAACTATTGCTATTGCCACTAATTTAAGAAACAATGCTGTTACTTTAATTAATAACAGTATTAGTAAATTAAATAATTTACAAAAAACAATAGCACAAATTAGTCTATATATTACTATTTTTACTGCTGTGGTTGCTATTTTATCTGCTATACCTATCCCAACAGCTGTGCCTCCTGGTATAGGTATCCCAGTTAATGTAATTACTAGAATTGTTAAATCGTTAGAAAAAGCATCTAAGTTAATTGTTTCATTAAGCGTAGTAGCAGCTATAGCTGTAACTATATTAGAAAGTGAAATTTCAAAACTAAATGATCTAATTGAAAGACTAAAAGCAGTTAATCAGTTATTAGATGATAAAACAGCATTAAATTTAAACGAAGACGAATTTAATAATCTATCATCAGCAATATTTAGTAAAAATCAATTCCCACCATATAAAAACTTTAAATTTGACATTAAAGAAGAACAAAACAAATCATTTGTTGTTAAGGGAAATAAACGCCGATATGCCGTAGCAATTAATCGCGACGGTACAGAAGTATTAAAAAGCGACTATTCATTTACTTTGGACCCACAAGACTTAGTAGACCAACTAAAACTGATTATCGATCAACGAAATTTACAAGGATAAAATATTTATAATTATGAACACAAAAGCATTCAAAAGACTAATTAAAGAAGCAGTAATCGATGCTATTCATGAAGAGTTACCATACATTCTTGAAGAGCACATGGCTAAACAAGAGAAAAAAGCATTACGTGAAGGTAGAACAATGAGTTTTACTAGTAACGATGTATCAACTAATCCACTACCTAATGGTGTTCGTGGTCAATTAGCAGCCCAAATGGGTGAAGCTTTTGGTTTTCAACCACAATCACCTAAATTGGAAGTTATTAACGCTATTGACGAAAATACGGGTGAAAAAGTAAATCCATTTGCTGCATTCATTGCTGATGCTGCTAATAATATGACACCTCAAGAAAGAGCGAGTCTTAAAAATTTAGGATAACATGCCAATACCTCAAACAGTACGTGTAAATCCGCTAGATTTACGTAAAAATATTGCTATTGGGGTAAGTTTACCTTTTAAAGGACCTTTTAATAGTACTTTTACTACTAAGGATCAAATTAAATCTAATTTAGTTAATCTTTTACTCACTAATAAAGGAGAAAGAGTAATGAATCCTAATTTTGGATGTAATATTAAAAAACAATTATTTGAAAGTATTACTACTGAAAATGAACAAAAAATTATAGATAGTATTGTAGAAGCCGTTAATACATTTATTCCTGAGGTACAACTTTTAAATATTATAATTATTCCTAATACTGATCTTAACTCAATAGATGTAACAATAGACTATAAAATTATTATATCTAATACCCCAGGTACATTAACAATACAATTTGAATCAATTAAATAAAAATGGCTAACGAAGATAAAAATATATCCTATTTAAATAAAAGTTTTACCGATTTTAAATCGATATTACAGGAATATGCAAAAACTTATTTCCCAACAACGTATAATGACTTTACAGAAGCCACACCAGGAAATATGTTTATTGAAATGGCATCTTACGTTGGTGACGTAACTTCATTTTATTTAGATACTCAAGTACAAGAAAATTTCTTATTATACGCTAAGGAAAAAGAAAATTTATACGCACAAGCATATGTAATGGGATATCGCCCTAAAGCATCATATGCTTCTAATACTAATGTTGATATATATCAAATGATACCTTCTGTTTCTACAGATGGAGGAATCACTTACCATCCAGATCTTTCAACTTATGGTTTGATTATCCCAGCAAATACAGTTATTACTTCAACTTCAACAGGTACTAAATTTTTAACCACTCAACAGATAGATTTTACTAATACGGGTAGTGCTGAACTTACATACATGAATAGTAATTTTTATCTAATTAAAAAGTCTGTTCCTGCTATATCAGCTGAAATTAAAACAACCACACTTAATATACCAGCAAATCAGAAATTTGCTACTGCTAATATTTCTGATAGTAATATATTACAGATATTAAATGTTACTGGTAGTGATGGAAATTCATGGTATGAAGTACCTTATTTAGCCCAAACATCTATGTTTCAAAAAGTTGCAAATGGTGGTAGTGATTCCGATCAAGTACCTTACTTAATGCAATTGCAAAGAGTTCCTAGACGTTTTGTTTCTAGAATATTATCTGATAATACATTACAATTAGAGTTTGGTGCTGGTTTATCTAATGATAAAACAGATAGTCAAATTATCCCAACTGCTGGAAGTATTCAAGCAGGTTCTGTACCTGGTATTTCATTATTAACTAATAATTATAATGAAGCTGGTACTTTCTTTACTCAAGAATATGGTTTAGCACCTTCCGGGTCATTAATTGTTAAATACTTAACAGGTGGTGGTATTACATCAAATGTACCTGTAAATGATCTAACTAATATTGATAAAACAAATATTTACTTTAAAAACGGAGATCCAGGCAATGCTTTAGCTATTAGTGCTTCTAATAGTGTAATATCAGCTAATCCTTTTCCTTCTGCTGGTGGTAGAGATGGTGATAGTGTTGAAGAAATTAGACAAAATGCTTTATATTCTTTTTCAACCCAATTAAGAGCTGTAACTAAAGATGACTATATTGTAAGAGCATTATCAATGCCTGCTGATTATGGTACGGTAGCTAAAGCTTATATTTCACAAGATTTTAATAATAATCCTCAAGAAACTGTAGCTTATACTCAACAATACAATCCTTTATCTTTAGATTTATATGTTTTATCTTATAATAATAATAAGCAATTAACTACCGGATCTATTACATTAAAAGAAAATTTAGTAACATATCTTAATCAATATAGAATGATTACTGATGCCATTAATATTAAAGATGCTTATTATATTAATATTGGACTTAATTTTGATATTACTGTAACTAATGGATACGCAAATAAAGATGTTTTAACTTCTTGTATATCAACTTTACAAGACTATTTCAACATAGATAAATGGCAAATCAACCAACCAATTACTTTATCTGATATCCAGTCTAAATTATTACAAATTAAAGGCGTACAGTCAGTAGTTAAATTAGAAGTTACAAATAAACAAGGAGGAGATTATTCACAATATGGATATGATATTATAGGTGCAACTAGAAATAATAATGTATATCCATCATTAGACCCAGCAATATTTGAAGTTAGATTCCCTAATACCGATATTCAAGGTAGGGTAGTAGTATAATTTAAAAATTAAAAATATGAATTTAGAAAAATTAAAAGGACACATCCCAGACAACGTAATCGCTCAAATTCCAGGAGTAATGGAAAAATTTCAAATTAATACTCCACTACGTTTAGCTCATTTTTTAGCTCAATGTGGTCACGAATCTGGTGGATTTAGATTAACTAAAGAAAACTTAAATTATAGTGCTAAGGGTTTAAATGGTATATTCAAAAAATACTTCCCAACATTAGAATCAGCTAAACTATACGAACGTAAGCCTGAAAAGATCGCTAATAAAGTATATGGTAACAGAATGGGTAATGGTCCTGAAGCATCTGGTGATGGAGCAAAATATTGTGGTCGTGGTTACATCCAACTAACTGGTAAAGATAACTACACTGCGTTTGGTAAATCAATTAATGAAGATATTGCTGCTAACCCAACATGGGTAGCAGAAAAATATGCATTATTATCAGCTGCTTGGTTCTTTAATAAAAATAAATTACACGTTATGGCTGATGGTGGTGCAACTGATGCAGTTGTTACGTCTATTACTAAACGTGTTAATGGCGGTACAATTGGTTTAGCTGATCGTATTAAGCACTTTAAAGAATATTACCATCTATTAGCATAAAATAGTTTAGTATTTACCATATTTATATGTAGTAATTACTAACTATGGCAGTTTATAAAATATTCCCTGAAAAGAGTGCAACTATTTATTCATTCTACCCTACATTAAATACGGGTATTGATGAAATATTAGAAGTAAGCACATTTGAATCTATTAATGATACTAGTGAAGTATCACGAGCATTAATAAAATTCCCTTCGTCTCAAATTAATACAGCTTTTACTTTAGCTTCTGGTAGTACAATATCAGCAAATCTTAAACTATTTCTAGCTAATGCTTCCTCAATTCCTAGTAATTATAGTTTAGATATTAAAGCTATAGCTCAAGATTGGAATAGAGGTACAGGAAGATTAGGTAATGTCCCTATCACAACAGATGGAGTTAGCTGGACTTATAGAAGTGAACTTAATGTCAATGCATGGTCTCTTCAAGGTACTTATGCTTCTGGAACTACAGGGTCTTACAGCGGATCAACACCTGGAGGAGGAGTTTGGTATACTAACCCAGCATATAATACTACTGAAAATTATAGTCCTCTTTTAACTTCTAATGATATTGATGTTAATGTGACTAATACAGTTAATTCATGGCATCTTGGATCTATATCTAACTATGGATTTTTAATAAAAAATGCAGCTGAACATGAATTTAATGCTTCTGCTTCTAAATATGAATTAAAATATTTTTCAGATAACACACATACTATATATCCTCCATGTTTAGAAATAAAATGGAATGATACAACATATAGTACAGGTTCATTATCTGTAGTTACATCTAGTTATTTTGTTGCTACTTTAAATAATAATAAAGCTGAGTATCAACAAGATTCTGTTACTAAATTTAGAGTTACTGTTAGAGATTTATATCAACCAACAACATTTAGAACTTCACTTAGTTTTGGTAATCAACATTCTTTACCTTCTTCTTCATATTGGTCAATAAAAGATTTGGATACTGAAGAAATTGTCGTAGATTACGACACAGTAGGCACTGCAATAGGATGTGATAATATAAGTAATTACTTTACAGTATATATGAATGGATTAGAACCTGAACGTTATTATAAAATTCTTATCAAATCCATACTTCCAAGCGGTGAAACAATAGTATCTGATAAAGATTACATTTTTAAAGTTATAAGATAATGTCTCAAATACCAGTACAAAAAACTGTATTTAATAAGGATACTTATAGTAGAGTAATTGATACTCAATTTAGCCAATTGATAAATCAAGGGGCTACTGAGGATACTTTATCTTTTACTGTTGATAATTTTTTTCAACTATATGATGAATTGTTTTATCAAATTCCAAAAGAAGGAGATGTTAATTCTCATCAATATATTTTACAACGTGAAGCTGATTATTTAGGTATTAGTATCAGTCAAGATGATATACAAGCGTTATTAAACGAAATTACATCATTAAGACAACAAGTACTTGAAGCGCAACAAACAATAAACGACTTGACTAAGAAATAATGGCAAACAATATTAAAATAGTAGGCTCAATTTTAAATACAGAACAAGTATCTCGCTATGATAGTGAAGATACTAATCTATTATCCTCTAACATAATACAAGAAAGTTTTGGCCAACAAAACGACTATATAGAATACTTTATATATGATGCTGGAGGTAATCTTTTAAATATAGACTATAGCTATAAAAGTTTCAAATTACCATCTACATATGGACTAAACCCAGCTCCTTATAAAGATGAAGTTGGGGTGATTTCTAATTATAGTCAATCTATTTCAACATTACCAATAATTGAAATTGACCCTGTCCTAGATTTACAAAATTTAGGATATTCATCAGGTGAATTTAAAGTACAATATAATTTCTTTAATAACAGAATTGAAGATTTATTCTTAAAAGAAATATCAGCAGATAGAACCGAAATTAGAGTAGGATCTACAGTTTTAACTAACGAACAAATTGAAAGTGGATCATTAGCTCTTATTAATGAATATTCAAGTTCTGCTTATTTTGTTGATTATCTTATTAACTTTGGAGACAATACTCAAGCTGTAGCTGTAAACGTTGCTCTAAATAAAGTTGAATCTGGATATGAGATATTATTTAAATTATATCAACCATTATCAGATAATATTCAAGAGAAAACAAGTTTATGGGTTGTTAGAGAAAAGATTAATCCTTATTCTTTTGATATTAACTTAGATAAATTAATTCTTCCTCCACCAATACCACTATTAAGAGGTCCTAACTTTGGTATTAAAATAAATAACCAAAATAATGTAGCTACATCATATCAAACGTATACTACTTTAGTTAATAGTATACAAAGTATATCTACATCTTCATATCAACAACTTTTAAGTTTAATTACTTCACAAAGTATAGATATTAATACCGATTATACTAACTTTTCAAACTTTACATTTTTTAGTTCTGCTAAAGAAAGAGTAATAAAGTTTTACGATAAAGTAAAAAGTATTGAAGATTATAACACAAATATATCTATTTATATTCCATTGACAGCAAGTAGAGCTGATTTAATTAATGACTATAATATAGCGACTGCTAGTATCAATAATATAATATCTAAATTTGACGGATTTGAATATTATCTATATTTCAGCAGTGGCTCTATAACATCACCAGATGAATATGGTATTACTCCATATCCAAAATCTACAACAACATTACCTTATAAGTTATATCCAACATCATCTACATCTGCTTCTGAGTGGTTATCTGCTTCTACAGCTAGTGCTATTAGTTATGATGATAATAATCAAAATTATATAGTAAATACATTACCATCATTTATTAAAGATGATGAAGATAATGATCCTTATATCACGTTTATTAACATGGTTGGTCATTATTTTGATAACATTTGGGTTTTCTTACAAGCAGTAACGGATGTTAATTTAGCAAATAACAACCTAGAACAAGGCGTTTCTAAAGATTTAGTATATAATGTGTTAGAATCATTAGGAATTAAATTATATAACCAATACGGAGACTCAAATAATATTGATTTTTTAGTTGGTGCTAGTGGTAGTGCTAATTGGGATAATAACTTTACATCAACCGGTTCTTACCTAAATACAATTCCACGTAAGGATTTACTTGCTGAATCATATAAAAGAATTTATCATAACTTACCTTTATTATTAAAAACAAAAGGTACAGCTTATGGTTTACAAACATTAGTATCTACTTTTGGTATTACAGGTAGTACTTTAGCTATTAAAGAATATGGTGGTGACACTAAAGCAGGTTTATTGGATGAATTCAACAATGATAAAATTAGAATTGCATCTAATACAGTTACTGGTAGTGTATTATCTCCATATATTAGTTTACAAGAAAATCCAACATCATCAACATCATTTAGAACAAATGATCTTCATTACGTAGATGTATCCTTTTCTCCTCAAGAAAAAATTGACATATTCACATCAGCATCTATAGCTGCTACTGCAAACTCTACTTGGAGTTTAGATGATTTTATAGGTGATCCAAGATATCAATATGATAATTCATATCCTACATTAGATACTGAACGTAATACTTACTATTCAGCATTAACTGCTTCTGTAGTACCATATACTGGTTCTGTAGGAAGTGGATCAATAGCAGCTACAGACTATAATAGCTTTATTCGTTTAATTCAGTTTTTTGATAATTCATTATTCAAAATGTTGAAAGATTATGTTCCTGCAAGAGCTAATTTATCAACAGGTATAACAATATCTTCACCAGTATTAGAAAGAAATAAATGGTCTTATGCTAATACTTCAGATACATCTGAAATAGATGTTAATGAAGGTAATATTGATATGGTTAATATTTCAACTGAATATAATAATTTATATAAAAAATTATCTGGAAATAAAGCAGCTTACTATAATGGTAGTATAACAGGTAGTCAAGTTAATGTTTATAATTATTTTGAAAATAGTAATCCAAATCCTTATTTATTTGATACTGCTTCTTGGAATGCTCAACATACAGTAAGTGAAAGTGCTAATTTAAATAAATTTTTACATTCTGATTTTAATGTATTATTTAATAATATTTCTAGCAGTGTAGTTTCTACAAATAGACAAGACATACAATATATTTTTGGCACAACTCAAAGTATATTATCTCCAGCAGAACTACAAGATTCGTATGAAACTCTAAGAACACACCAATTATCAAGATATGAAGGATCTAAATTATCTAGTTTAGTATATAATACTTATACTAGTGCTTCATCAACTTATGGAGGTGATACCTCATTTGGTAAAACAGCTGTTATTGATCGTTACTCTCGTAAATTAGGTTTATTCACAGATATAGTTTCTTCATCTTACCTACCAGGACGTAATAACGTTAGATTATTATATCTTGTAGATGAATTTGGTGGATTAACTGAATTAAACTTACGTAATAAACATTGGCAAGAAATTCAAAATACTTTTGTACAAAATGAAACTTTAGATGTATCTCAATTTGATAATCAAAAGTTTGGAAATCAAAAAACAACAGACGGTACTAAAGATATTTTTGATAGTGGTTATTCATATTCTCCAATTTTATATTTTACTACTTGTAGTAATAACCCAACATTATACTTCCAATATAATGGATCTTCTAATAGTTACCAATCATTAGCAAACACATCCGGTACTGGATCTAAAACTATTAATGGTTACCCAACAAACAACTACCCATTATCTTCAGGTACAGTAAATAATATATTTGATGTTGTTACTCTAGGAAGTGAATATCTTAAAGCAGGTACTTTATCTCAATACCCAACATACTCAGTACAAGAAGGTGGTAACCATAAAGTTAGTGGATCATTATCAATGACTTTTAGTATGCCTGAGGGTGGAACTTCAACATGGACTTTAGATGTATATAAAAATGGAGTTTCTACTGGGGTTACTGATACTCAAACATTTACTGTATTAAATGCAGCTACTGCTTCTAATACTGAAACAGCTTTATATAGCTATAGTTCTACTTTATATCCAACAACAGTAGTTAGTAATAAACCTATTCAAATAAATGCATTCTTAACTAAACCAGCGGGAACTACATTTACTAAATGGAATGCTTATTTTTTAACTAGTAGTACATACCCACCATATCCTACTTGTAATTTTGGTGGTGGTAGTGGGGAGTGGTATAGTTTATATGATTATAGCGGTGGCGTTAATACGACATCTATAGGTTGTCTTGCTGGTATTAATACTAGATTTGAATTTGATTGGGACATGTATCGAATAGATGATTTTGATACTCCTGCAGGAAATCAATCAGCAACATTTGCTATAAATTCTAGTACAGTTAACGCTGATAAAAATGATATATTAAGTATCAGATTTAAAAATACAATATCTTCATCTGATAATTTTACAGCATCTTTTACAGATTCAGGCAATTTATTTATAGGTTCACTTGCTTTATCTACAGGATATTCTTCCACCAACTGCCCTTACTTCAACTCAGCTTCAATGGCTTTTTCAGCTTCAATTACAGGATCAGATGATACAATTGTATTTACTGGTGGTGTTTCTAGTTTTTATGGAAGTAATTATAATTTTGTACCTAATCCACTTACAGGTTCTGTAAGTCCTTTATACGGCGAATACGGAGATGTTGATTATCCATTCTTAATAAAACCATATGATGTATTAATTGTATATTTATCTGATGGCACTTATGTAGAATCTAGAATATTAGGTGTAACAGGAGGTGGTAATTCACCATTAAATGTAAAATTAGATACTCCATTATCTACTCTTTTAAGAAGTGATTTAACAGTAGGAAGTGGCGCTTATCAATCATTTTTGATCCTATCTAAAATACCAGATGAAACAAGTGCATATTTAACATTTAAAAAACGTGGTGGTAAAACTTCATATGGTTTTATAATTCCAAATGATATAGCACCTGATATATTGACAAACATTGATACTATCACTCGTGAAGTAAAACAAAAATTAATTAACGAACAATCAGTAATTAATGATATTAATGGTGGTACCTTTGGATAACATCTAGAATTTTATTATATTTATTAGTATATACAACATAAAGAATTATGGCAATTTTAAATCCTACGACAGTAACAGTAGATGCAATATTAACTACGAAGGGCCGCGAATTATTGGCTCGTAACGATGGTTCATTTCAAATTACACAGTTTGCATTAGCAGACGATGAGGTTGATTATACTCTGTATAATCCTAACCACCCATCTGGATCTGCGTTCTATGGTGAAGCAATTGAAAATACACCTGTATTAGAAGCTTTCCCTAACGAGTCACAAATCATGCGTTACAAATTAGTAACTTTACCTCGTGGTACATCTAAACTACCAGTTATTAACTTAGGTTATAACAGTATTACATTACGTCAAGGCGCTTCATTAACAATTACTCCACAAACACTTAATTACTTAGGTTCTACAAGTACGTTTGAAGCAAATGGATATACAGCTACAATCGCTGATTCTCGTTTAGTATCTTCATTTACAGGAACAGGTATTACAACAACAAATCCAACTCAAGATTTAAATACAACTACAGGAACTGTACTATCAGTAACTCAGCTTGGTACTTCATTCACATTAACAGGTACAACAATTAATACATTGTTTGGTTCTACTTTAACATCATTAGCAACTACAATTACAGTAATTGGTAGAGACAGTGGTGCTAGAATTACTATTCCTTTAAACATTCAAAAAGTATCAACCTACTAAAATAATTTAAAACATGTCATTCGTAAGATATAATCCAGAAGATTCAGTAATTAGCGCAGAAACCGTAGTACGTGGTTTATGGAGTGGAGATGCTTATAACTTCGCACCTTTATTTCCTAATACTTCTAGTTATGGAGATTATTATTTAAATGTATATAATGATTGCTCTACTTGTTCTGGATCATCAGTTCAATATAGTATTCAATATGGTAATATAAGTGGATCTGGAGCTGCAGTAATTAATTCTTCTGTTCCTGGTGTAACACCATCTCGTGTTATATATGGTGAATATAGAAACTTAGTTTTTGGAACTGAAACTCAAAACTTTAGTTTCGATAATGGTTTAACAACATCAAAAGATATCTTTGTTATTAATGTTGCTCGTAGTCGTTATAAAGAATCTTTATTACCTGGTTCTTTAAATTTGACTTTAACTAGTGGTAGTAGTACAATTAGATTAACTGATGATAGTGCAACTACAGGCTTAACTCGTTTTATTGGCGAAAATAAAGTATATTATATTATTAGTGGAAGTAATGGTAATGGTTGGAATGCAGCAGCATCATCTTCTTATTACGGTATGATGTTCCCGGATTTAGACATTATTATTTTAAATGCATCTTCTTCAGCAACTGTAAATTTACTACCTTACTTTGCTCCCTTAACTACATCAACAGGATCCATACAAAATAACCATACAAAACTACATGCTTCAATAGTTTCAGGATCTTCATTTCAGTTAAAATCTTCTGAAACAGTATCTTCAAGATATTTCTTTACAAGAGTAAAGAACGGTGAATTTAATTATACAACTAACCCATCTATTATAGATGAAAATGGTAACTTATTATATACAACTTTAATTAACAATCCTCAAACATACGTTACAACAGTAGGTATGTACAATGATAATAACGAGTTATTGGCAGTTGCTAAATTAAGTAAACCATTAACAAAAGATTTTACCAAGGAAGCCTTAATTAGAATTAAACTAGACTATTAATGCATGTCGGCGTTCAAAAAACTAAGCAAATCAGACGTTACGGTTGTACCGTATGCCGCTAACAAGCAGTGGAATATAACCCAATGCTCGTATCCGACATCATCAACATATTTTACACTTTATAAAGGAACTAATGTAACGGGGAGTTTTTCCCTTGATGCAGATCCTATTACTGAAAATCAATATGAAAGATTAGTTTATAACCAAATAAACCATCTTTTCTACCAATCATATTCAGCTAGCTTAGATACGTCTTCGCTAGCTAGTTCTCTGTTCTACGAATCAGCTTCACAGCAACGCCCAACAGCATCTTATTTTATATACAATGATAATGCTAGGTTAATTAAAAATTTTCCTACTGGGGCTTTAGATGGTATTAGAATATTAGCTATCAATCAAGATCTTTATGGTAATAAAATATTACCTAATACCTTTGTTTTAACCTCATCTGCTTATAGTATTACAGATGACGGATATGGTAACTTATATAATTACAGTTCAACACATATTGGAAATATATTTTATGCTCATGGTTTAGCTATTATAACTAACCAAGCATCTCAATCAATATTTCCTCTTCCTCCATTAGCTAAATTTGCTTCTTTCAATTATACTAATGTCAATACAACAAACAGTATATCAAGCTATATAGATGGAAGAGATGGGGCTATTGATTTTACTAAATTAATACTATCAGGAAGTCCTTATATTTCTCAAGATGGAAATACAGATGGAATTATATTAACAACTACAACACCTGGTACTTATACAACTTATTATAGTATAGGTTCAACAATAACTAGTGGTTGCGGTGATGTTTATAGTAATAAAGCTAAAATCGTTATTACCTTAAACAAGAATGTAGATTGCGACTTTACAGCAACTGCAACTTCTCAAAGTATAGACTGTAACTTTACTATTATAATAGGTTCATCTCCAGGAGCTACTCCAACAGCAACTCTAACATCTACTCCAACAAGTACTCCAACAAATACTCCTACAAATACAAATACGGCAACACCAACTAATACACCTACTAACAGTAGAACAGCTACTAATACGCCTACTAATACACCTACTAATACCACTACAAATACTCCAACTCAAACACCAACTAATACTCCAACAAACAGTAATACTAGAACAAATACACCTACAAATACTCCAACCAACTCAAATACTGCTACAAATACTCCAACACAAACTCCAACAGCAACACCTACTAATACTCCAACTAATACAGCTACCAACACACCAACAGCAACACCATTTTTTGATATAGGAGTTGAAGAATTCTATCCTTAATAAAATAAATGGTATAAAAATATTTATAAGTAATAATGGCAAGATATTTTAAAATAACAATCCCAACCGGAACTTCAGCAGGTCCTTTTGACATTAGCTATAGTATTGATGGAGATCCTACATCCCCACATACAGCTAGTCTATACCCTTCTGGAGATCCTGCTGTTAATTTACCTTTATCTTCTTTTGTAAGTGGTGGTTTTGTTGCTATTTCAACACCTCGTGAAGTATCTCAAATAATAGTAACTTGTATTAATAATTGTGGAGTTAAAGTTTACAATCCACCTTCAGTAACACCAACTGCAACCCCTACTGCAACTCCAACAAATACACCTACACAAACACCAACTAACACTCCAACAAATACCCCAACAAATTCAAATACTGCTACAAACACCCCAACACAAACACCAACAAATACTCCTACAAATACTGCAACAAACACTCCAACTCAAACACCTACAAATACTCCAACAAATAGTAACACAGCAACAAATACACCTACAAATACACCTACAAGTACTGCTACCAACACACCTACAAATACTGCTACTAACACACCTACTAATACCCCTACTAATTCAAGTACAGCGACTAATACGCCTACTAATACGCCTACTAATACCCCTACTCAAACACCAACAAACACTCCAACAAATACCCCTACAGCAACACCTCCATTAAGTGGAAGTAACTATAGATTTAGTAACAACTATAACACATTATGTGGTGGAGGAGGTGACGCTATAGCTGTATATGATGCTACTATACCTTTAACTGTAGGAGAAGTATTATTCTCTAATACATCAGGTAGTGTTTATACTTACAATACTCTAACCGCATCTTATGGAACACCAGTTTATGCTATTAAAGATGCTGGTTCAAGTAATATATTATTAATTGGATCTGAGAATGATGTTTGGGGTACTGGTACAGCTTATGTATCACAAAGTTTCTTATGTCCAACACCAACAGCAACTCCAACTCAAACTCCAACATCTACTCCAACAAATACTCCAACAAACAGTAATACAGCTACAAATACACCAACAAACACTCCAACTGCTACAGCTACTAATACTAATACCCCTACAGCTACTCCAACAAATACCCCTACAAATACTCCAACAAATACAGCTATAGCATCTACAGTATACATCCACTTAGAAGAATATAATGCTTCTCCAACAACATTCTTAGATGCTAATCTAACAGTAAATGGAACAGCATATTATTTCTCAGGTGATTTCTCAGCTAGTGTACCTGCAGGAACAAGTAATAATGTTACTCTTGAAGCTGCTGAAGCAACACCTTCTAATTTCTGGGGACCTTATACAACAGCAAGTGCTTTATTATCAATATATGAAAATGGTAGCTTAATATATAGTAGTTCAAATTATTATTATAGTGGTAGTGGTAGTCAAAACTTTAGCCATCCTGTAACATACGGTACTAATAAAACATATGTGGTTTCTGGATCTACTTTACCACAAAATAGCTGTTATAATATATCTTTATCTACATATACTATAGCTGAATGTTTCTCACAACCTAATGAATATGAATCTAATCAAATACTTACTATCACCTTAGATAGTCCAGCTGCTACTAATGTTAGAGTATCAGGTTCATTAAGCGATGGAACACCTTTTGATACTATTATTCCAACAGGATATAGTAGTATTGAATTATGGAACGCTACTTGTGGATGTACAAATCCTTGTTTAACAGGAAATGGAATTGGAGATATTTGGGTAACAACTAATTCAGGAAGTGTTTCTTTATCTGAATGTAGTGGAGGAAGTGGAGGTGGAGATTCATTTAGAAGTTTATTCCCTACAGGAAGTTTATTCTTAAATAATGTATACGCAGATTGTGCTCAAGATAAAGTATATTTTAACTTGACAGGTGGTATTGCTCCATATTCAGCATCAGTAACTCAAGATGCTAATGGAAATCCAATTTGGACTTATACAGGAATCACATCACTTTATACAGCAAGCGTAACACCAGATCAAGTTTACTATCCAGCAATTGCTGATAGTACTGGTACTGTAGTTTCATGGCAACCACTTTATAATTGTATTACAAACGAAATAACATTTATAAATAGTCCATTACGTAATGGTGCTACTGGTCAACTTACTCAATATATTTATGTTTTACCAAACCCAGCAATAAATGTTAATTCACCATTTACATACACAGGTTCATTTGGTAGTGTAATTAATATGGGTTGTACAGGAACTAATGGATCTACATTTAAAGGATGGTCTTATAGTTCAGGTAGCACAGCTGGTATATTCTCTACAGAATCAATTATTCAAGTTCCATTTACAGGTACAGGAAGTGTAATTTATGCTTTACTTGATAAAAATTCAGTTTCATCTTCATTCTGTTACTATAATTCAGATCCAATAGGAACAACAGCTTGTGATGCTTGTGCCGTAACATCAACTGTATATATGAATGGTGATTTATTAACAGGCTCTACTAGTTATACAAACATCAATTGGTACAGTAACTCATCTTTAACAACACTAATTCCAGCAGGATACTATAAATTAACATCAAACACAAAAGGAATTAATAATCCAATTTATCAAGTATCAGCAGGACCAACACAAACTAAAACATTAATTGGATTTTGTGATGACACAATATTAACATGTTAAAATATTTATAAATAGTATATGCCACTTAATAATTCAACAAATATAGTTTTCACATCTGGTGATTTTACCTCTAGCGGACCTATTGGGGGACAGGATGCTCTTGCAGCACTTAATATAAATAATTCTTCTAACTATAAATGGGCAAATAAAACTAGACAATTAAATTTAGGTAATACTAATTATGGATACGTAACTTTTGATATTAGTTATACAATTACAGGAAGCGCAGATGTAGTGGGTGTATCTTTTGCAGGTCCCGATATGCCTATATCATACGCGACAACATTAAGTGGATTATTCCAACCCCAACTTCCAGGAGACTATATTAAATTAACATCAGGTGTTACTACAAGAGTATACGCTATAGTAAATGCAACTGCAAAATCTTCATTATTACCAATAACATTATGTGTTGGTAGAAAAGGTACTCTTCCTTCTAATATAACAGTTAATATTCAATATAATTGTACAGATGTAGGTCCTTTATATTCATATTTAATGGGACTACATGTATATTCTCCATACGATGCAGCAAACAGTCCATCACTTTATACTTATTTATATTCTTATGATCCTATAAATTCATGGACTAATAATACAGAGTTATATGCTAATCCTAACTTTACTCAACCCGCTTATCCTTATTATTATTCTACTGGGTCATATGTTTATAAAGTAGGAGATAATTTAGAAAGATCTTTTGGAGAAAAAGAATATATTGAAGTAATAAAAAAATGGGCTCTAGGAAAAACTAGAGTATATAATAGAATAGAAGGACCAAAATCTTGGAAAGGTATAGATACTAATGGTTTTACCACAGAAAATTTTGTTTTTCCTACTATAAACAATGTAGGCAAATTAAGACAAACTATATTAGCATCGTCTTTAACTCAACCTTCTTCATATCTATATTACCTAGGAGCAGCACCAACAGCTCAATCAGCTGCTGATTTTTTTACTCAATTTGACTTTAATAATAGAGCAGTTCATACTATTCCTGGATTCCAACATGCTTTACAAAAATTATCAAAATCATTTATTTCTGGATATGATAGAAGATTAAAATTTGATTATACTGAAGCTGCTATTGTTGCTGCATCAATTGGGCTAGCCTTTTTAGATTCTATATGGGCTTATGAAATTACAAGCAAAATGCTTGCTAATAAGTTATTAACTCTTTTAGCTCGTGTTGATGTTTGGATTAATTCAACATCAACTGTATCTGCCGGTGGTGGTGGATTAGCAGGTATATTAGGGCCTTTTGCAGCTAGTTTAGTTACTATTTTTATGGTTTTAGCTGCATTATATATAATATATTTGTTACTACAACCTACTAAAATTGTTATTCAAGAACCTTCACTCACTTTTAAGTATAGATATGCAAATACTCCTTATTTAAATAATGGAACTAGAATATATACTAATACTGGATTAACAACATATAAATCAGAATATTATTGTGATGGTATATATTTTTACGATCAGTCATCTTCTGCTACAATATCAAATAAAGAATTATCGTATTCAACAAATGCTTTAATAAGTCAAAATCCTCTAAAAAAAGGATTAGCATATTCTACTATAATAGATCTACCAGACTCTGGGTCTGTAATTTCTAACTTTTCTAAATTACTTGCATTACCTTATTGTTCTGGTAAACCAGATACAGTAACAGGAACTTATAAAAATGCAGCTCAATCGGTATCGTTTGTACCACAAATTCCTTGTGGAGATTTATTAGAAACTCCTTCAACAGTTACAATTACATTACCAGAAGGATATTTTACATCTACAGATTCACAATCAACAGCAAATAATTTAGCAACATCTTATTTAAATAGTTTAACATCATCTTATACTGGTTCAAATTATAGTACTCTTAAAGAAGGAGTTGATGGATTTGGAGCTTATTTTACCCATGAAATTAAAATAGAAAATAATCCAAACACAGCAAGTTATTTCTTTGATAATACTAATAATGCTGGTTTGACAGTAGGAAAATATCTATATTATGATCAATCAGGATGTCAAAAAACATTTAATGGATATTATGCTGTAACTTCAGAAACTTATTCTTCTGCTTCATATTATAGAACGTTTTATAAAACTGTAAATGGTGCTGTAACAGATATTTTATCAATGGCTTCATCAGGAGCTACAACAGTAACTTCTCTTGTTAATAGTGCTACGTATCCTGTTCAAACATCAAATCAAGGATATACTAGTGATTGGTTTTGGTTTGAAAATAATTATAATGAATTAAGTAGTGATATTCCTTATATAACAAAAAATACAACTAATCCTAATAGTTTATATACTACTGCTTCTTTAAAATCAGGATTTTTAACACCAAATACTTCTTCATTTTATACTTACGATAGTGTTTCAAGTACTGCAAGTTATTCTGAAGCAACACCAGGTTTTTATTATGCTTTTAATAGTTTTGAAGAAGGATATATATTTGCTTATAGTACTCCAACTACATTATCAATTAATTTAACAGAAGTTTGTTATACAACTTATTCTGTAGGTCAACCTTATGGAGTTAATATAAGTGGTGCTACTGGATCTGCTTCATCTTCATTATATTATCCTGTTAATTTAACTTTAAAAGCATATAATGGTGGAAGTTTATTAGCAACTATTCCTACTACAGCATCAGCTGAAGGTATTACTTATGTTGCTTTTCCAACTTCATCTATTACTAAAGATACTAATGTTACTAATGTAACAATAGATTCTATTAGTTCACCTAATCCAAATAATAAAATATTATATGTAGCCGGAACATTTACTAATTGTAATGTACCTACTCCTACTCCAACAGCAACACCAACAGCTACTCCAACAAATACTCCAACACAAACACCTACTAATACACCAACTAACACTCCAACCAATACTGCAACATCTACACCTACATCAACTCCATTAGCACCTTCATACCAATTTACTTTATCTCCAGGTAGAAGTGGATTATCAGCTGCTTGTTCAGCTATTAAAAACAATATTGTATATTCTTATAATGATCAATACTTTGATGGTATAACTTTCTATACTAGTAATGCTTATCCATTTAGTGTATATGATGGAGAGGATAAATGGTATTCAGATGGTACTAATGTATTTAAGATGGGAAATGATGGTACTACATATAATAGTGCTCTTTGCCCAACTCCAACATCAACACCTACTAATACTAGAACATCCACACCAACATCTACTCCTACAGCTACTCCGTTAGCTGCAACACCAACAGCAACACCTACAAATACTCCTACTTCAACTCCTGAAAATACTCCAACATCAACTCCATTACCTTATGTTAATGCAATATTAAGAACAAGTGCTCCAAGCAGTCCTACTGATTGTGGAAATGGTACTACTTATGGAATCCAATTAAGTAGTTCTGACTTATGTTCATCATCTACTATTTATGGTAGCTTCTCAGGATTAGCTCAAACAACATTTGTATTATGCTATGGTGGATATTATAAACCATTCTACCATCCAGGATCTGGAGCAACCTATATGACAGCTGCAGGTTCTTGTCAAGCTTGTCCTACACCAACTCCAACACCAACAGTAACACCAACTAGTACTCCTCCAGCAACACCAACAAACACTCCAATAGCAGCAACACCAACTAATACAACAAGTGAATTTACAGTAAATTGGAACTTTAGTCAATTTGGTGGATCTGGTAATATGTCTATTATTAAAAATGGAGAAACTATTGTTTATGCTTACCTTAACGGAGCAAGTGGATTATTTACAACAACCGCTTCAGATACCATATCAGTAGAAGTACAAGCATCTTCAGGATTTAATGCTGCAACAGCACAAATAAACATGGAAGACTTAGCAACAGGAACTTTATGTAGCGAATATGTATGTAGTGAATTTGGAGATGCTACAGCTAATTGCTTTAATATTATATTTGGTGCAAATGGTAGTATATTTGGATCTGCTGATAACTCAAATGTGGTTTGTCCATAAAAACAATATAAATTATATATATGAAAACATATTTTAGATGCTTTGTAAATGATGCTTATAGAATGCTAGATAGTGAAACTAATCAAGTAATGGAATTAAGCAATTCATTAACAGCAAAAAGTGTTGCTTTATTTAATAAGCAATCATTTTACGATAAAGTAGTAATAGATAGTGCCTATACCGATAAATGGGAATCTATGACTGAAGCTGAGTTTAATACTATTAAAACAGAAATATTATCTTCTTTATAAGATGGCAAACATTTACGTACGCATATCAACCCTTAATGCTATAAACAGCACTTATAGTCTCTATTTTGATTCTATAGCTTCTGGTAATTTAATAGCTAGTGGTGTGTCTCAAGGGACTTTAACTGGAACTGGTTATCTTGTTGATACTGCAGGACATTCTTCTGTAATAGTTAAAAATGATGACCCCGATTGTTGTTGTAATGATAGTGCTCAATCTTATGTTTTTCCTACTCCAACAGCAACACCAACAGCAACACCAACAAACACTCCAACCCAAACTCCAACTAACACTCCAACAAATACCCCATCAAACACACCAACAAATACTCCGTTAGCTGCTACACCAACTAATACCCCATTAGCTGCAACACCAACTAACACACCAGATACTACCAAAGTATTTAGTGATTGGGCATTGAGTAGTGGTACTTCAACTTGGTTGGGTAATAGTACTAGTGGAACCGTTTATGGTTATCCTACAGGAACTAGTGGCACAACTATTATAACAGGAACATTGGTAGTATCAGGTGGATCTCAAAATATATCAGTATGTGCAGCACCAGCCGGTACTTCAGCACTAGTTCAAGTAACTTGTGACTTAATTGAAGTTAGTGGTCCTGGAAACTATGCATTCTCTGCTAGTGATAGTACAGCAGGAGCTCCTACTTGTGATAATCAAATAGTAGCACCAGGTACATATACAGTAACATTAAGAGGAATCTTTGGTTCTAATTCAGCAGGTCAATCAGTATACATTAATTAAAAGATATTTATAATAAATGGCTAATAAGCAAATAACAGTAAATTTATCCTCGAGCACAACAGCAACAGGTCCGTATAGTGTTTACAAAACATCTATATCGGAAGATAATTTGCTTGAATCTAATATTTCTTTAGCTAGTTTAATTACAGGTAAAATATATCGCGTTGATACAAGTGTTGGTCAAGTAGTAATTGTAAATGAAAGTGCTGATTGTTGTTGCAGTGCTAAAACTATTATTTTAAATGCTCCACCACCACCAACACCTACAAACACACCAACACAAACACCAACAAATACTCCAACTAATACTCCAACAAACACACCAACAAATACACCAACAAATAGTAACACAGCTACTAATACTCCAACTCAAACCCCAACTAATACATCTACCAATACACCTACTCAAACACCAACTAATACGCCTACTAATACACCAACTAACACATCATTAGATCCAACACCTACAAATACCCCAACTAATACTCCTACAAGCACTCCATTAGATCCAACACCAACTAATACCCCAACTGCAACCCCTACTGATACTCCAACAAATACACCTACAAATACTCCAACAAATACCCCTGAAGTAACTTGTCAAAACATTTACTTATATAATGGGGGAACGGCCAGTGCATGTAGTGTTGCCGGTGATTTAACTCTATTTACAACAGATAATGCTTTAAATCCATCAATAATTTACTCAGGTGGAGCAGGATGTGACTTCCCATTTGCTGGAGGTAGTTTATGGTACTATCAAGGACCAGGGGCAACTAGTTACCAAATAGATAATTCAGGTAATGTAATTAATACTTCATCATGTCCTTAATAAAAATACTTAAATAAATGTCATATACAGGAAATTTTACATTGTCATTCAAAAACGAACACATCATTCAAGAAAATGAAGTGCGTTGTTTAGTTGAAGAAAGTGACTTTAATTTAACTTATAATCCATCTCTTATAAGTGGAAGCTTTATTGGAGGTATTGTAAAAGACTTTGCTACTGGTTCTGATTTTACTCCATACATTACACAATTAGGCTTATATAATGATAATAATGAATTATTAGCTGTTGCTAAATTTAGTAAACCAATATTAATATCACCAGATACTGATATGACATTTGTCGTTAAATACGACGTTTAAAATAAAATTTTAGTTATGTTTCAAGTTTTAGGACCTGCCATGAAGGTAGAAGATTTAATAGACAATCCCGATTTCGTTATTGATGATTTTGTTGGTTATGTTTACATAACAACACACATCCCTACTGGGCGTAAGTACATTGGTAGAAAAGCATTTTTCCATACTACAACTAAGAAATTAGGCAAGAAGGAACTAGCCGAAATTCCTGTTACTAAAGGAAGAAGACCAACTAAAAAATCTGTTGTGAAGGAAAGTGACTGGAAGACCTATTATGGTTCAGCTACTGAAATTAAGTTATGTAAGCCCGAGGATATGATGCGTCATGTTTTACGTTTGTGTAGAACTAAAAAAGAACTAACATACTACGAGGCGAAATATCTATTTCAATATAATGTATTAGAAGATAGAAATTATATCAACGACAATATACTAGGAAAATTTTATAGTAAAGATTTGATATTGTCATAATAAGATCGTATATTTGAGGTTATGGATAATACAGCTCTATTATTTTTAACTGAATCGGTACTAGGCAAGGGTCAATCTACTAGTAAAGGCAACTACGCCTTTAAATGTCCCTTCTGTACTCACCACAAAAATAAAATGGAGATTAGTCTACGCACAACGGAAAAGAAAGAAAATTTTTGGCATTGTTGGGTATGTGGAGCTAAAGGTAAAACATTATTGTCGTTATTTAAGAAAATAAAGGCGCCATCATCTAAAATAGCAGAATTAAATATATTAGTTGTACCTAATAAGAAACAAGATCAAACAGAACATGGATTATTAGTATTACCTAAAGAATTTATTTCATTTAATGATCACGAGAAGTTTATAACTGATAGAGTTGCTCAAATCGAATCAAAACATGCTTTTAAATTTCTATCTAAGCGTGGTATTACTAATGAAGACATTATAAAATATAATATTGGTTTCTGTAAAGAAGGACCATACGCTGAACGAGTTATCATTCCTTCATACAATGAATCAGGTCAATTAAATTATTTTATAGCTAGAGCCTATAAAGATTCAGATCGCAAATATAAAAATCCTCCAATAGCATCTAAGGAAGCTATTGGTTTTGAACTATATATAAATTGGGATGCACCAATCATACTTGTTGAAGGTATGTTTGATGCATTAACAATTAAACGTAATGTAATACCATTATTTGGTAAAGTATTACATGAAAAACTAATGAAGAAGTTAGTCGAATCTTCTGTTAATCGTATCTATATTGCTTTAGATAATGATGCTAGAAAGGATGCTTTAAAACAAGCTGAAACTCTAATGTCATATGGTAAAGAAGTATATTTGGTAGAGATGGAAGGTAAAGACGCTAATGAAATTGGTTTTGAACAATTTTTAAACACAATTGAGCAAACATTACCCCTGAACTTTCAGAGTTTGCTTGAGAAAAAATTAAACCTAATATGATTGATAAAAACGTCAACATAATAAAAGACCCCAAAATTAAGCGTATCGTTGAATATGCTGAAGGGGACAAACAAGTAAATGTATTAGATTCTAGATTTTACAGACGTGAAGGTGCTTATTATCCTTCAGTAACATCTGTTTTAAACTATTTTCCTAAAAATCAATTCTTCCACTCTTGGTTAAAAGATGTAGGACATAATAGCGATATTATTGCTGCTAAAGCTGCTGGTGAAGGTACTCAAGTACACACAGCTGTAGATGATTTTTTAAATGGTAAAGAAATTACTTGGATTGATGAATTCGGAAATGCTAAGTACAATTTAGATGTTTGGAGAATGATTTTACGTTTTGCTGATTTTTGGAATACACATAAACCAGAATTGATTGCAACCGAATATCACTTATTCTCAGATGAACACAAATATGCAGGTACTGCGGATTTAGTTGTTAGATTGTTTGATAACATATGGTTACTAGATCTTAAGACATCGAACAGTTTACATACGTCATATGATTTACAATTAGCCGCTTATGCTACAGCTTGGAATGAAACTCACGATGAGAAAGTAACTCATACAGGTATTTTGTGGGTTAAAGCAAATACACGCGGTGAGGGTAAAGGTGATAAAATCCAAGGTAAAGGTTGGGAATTAAAAGTAGTAAATGACATTGAAAAGAACTTTACAATGTTTAAAAACATATACGAAATATACACATTAGAAAATCCTAACTTTAAACCAGTAACCGAAACGTTACCTACTAGTGTTAAGATAGCATAATCAGTACAAATAACAATATTTATAGGTGGCTTGGCTCGTCCAGGTCACCTATTTATATTCACGTATGATCAAATTATTAGATTTACTTAAAGAAGCACAATCCAAACCAAAAGCCATATTCATGGCTGGTCCCGCTGGTTCTGGTAAAACATTTGTATCTGCGCAGATAATACCGAAAAATTTGACTGTAATTAATGTCGATGACACCTATGAAGAATTGTTGAAAGCAGCAGGATTAGGTATGAAAATCGCAGATTTCGATCAAGATCAATTGTCTCAAGCAGGTAAATTAATGGGTCAAGCTCAAAAGGCAACTAAAGAAAAATACGCAGAATTATCAGGGGCTAAAAAAGATATTATCATAGATGGTACTGGCGCTGCTAGTAAACCGTTATTGAAGAAAAAAGCTGAATTAGAAGAATTAGGCTACGATACAATGATGGTCATGATTTGGGTTTCACCTTATACATCATTAGAACGTAATGCTGGTCGTGATCGTGCATTAGCACCTGCTATTGTTGTTAAAACATGGGCTGGTGTAAATGCTAATATAGACAATTACAAACAAGCATTTGGTGATAAATTTGTATTAATTAATAATGATCCTGAAGGTAAAGCAGAATATGATCCTGCTGTTGCTAGAGAGAGATTCTTTAAAACAGTTAAAGGTAGTGGTAAAGTTTATACACCAGATGAAAAAGCTAAACGTGACAAAGAAATATTAGACTTAAACACGGCAATACAAACATTAGTTAAAAGAACACCAGAATTTACATCTATGGATGATGCTAAATCTAAAATAAATACATTTTTAAAATAATGAACTTAGGACAATATATAGCACAACAACTATTAGAAGCAGAAGACCAATCAACTATCGCTTTATTCCCTGGTGCTTTTAAACCACCTCATAAAGGTCACTTTGCTGTGGTTAAAAAATTATTAGAAAAAGCAGATCAAGTAGTTGTATTAATTTCTCCTAAAACACGTGAAGGTGTAACTGTAGATGAAAGTCTTGCTATATGGGAATTATATAAGACATTATTAGATGGTTCTGTTGAAGTTAGAGTTGCAGCTGGAAGTCCAGTTCAAGAAGCATATAGAGTAGCAAAAGATAATCCTGATACTAAATTTATTTTAGCTGCAGGTAAAGATGAAGATTCACGTTTTAATAGTGCTCAAAAACTTCCAAATACAGAAGTGTTTAATGCAGGTAATATTGAAGGTACAAACGCATCTGAATTACGTGTTGCTTTACAAACTAATAATGAAGACGCTATTAAACAATATCTTCCAGATGGAATTAATATAGTAGATTTCTTACAAGCATTAAGTAAAAGAGTTAAAGCAAATACCGATGCTACACCTGTAGATGTTGATTTAAAAGAAAGAAAATATCAAAACCAAGATGATACATTTGCTGACTATGTTATGAGTGAAGAAAGTGAAATTGAACGTACAGCTCAAGACCTTAATATTCCTATTCCAGATGTTAGATATGCTTTTACAGCAGGTAGTATGGTTGTATTAAGCGATGATATTTGGTCTAAATTAGAAAATAGCGATTCATATGAAATTAATTCATTAGATGATGCTATTAAATTAGCTAAAGAATATGGTAAAAATTGGAAACCAACATTAGATGCTATTAAAAATGAGGATGCTGTTGTTAGTCCACCAATGGTATTAAATTATGGTCAAGATAAATACTACTTAGTTGCTGGTAATACACGTTTAATGTTCTATAAAGCATTAGGTAAAATACCTAAGGTATTAATGGGTGTGTTGGATCTAGATGGTCCTAAACCATTTCCATTAAAAGAAGGTAAATTAAATGAAAGTGAAACAGCGACTATAGGTGAATTTATTAAATTTGCAATTAAAAACTTGGAAATTCAAAATCCTCCCCGTAACTTATCCTTGTCATACGACACAAATAAGGCGAAGGAAATGAGGAGTTTTGGTTATTTTAGTCCAAATGATAATAAGATATGGGTGTATTGCGCGAATAGAAATATGGCTGATATTTTAAGAACATTAGCACATGAATTAGTTCACCGCAAGCAAGATGAGGATGGAAGAATAAGCTACGAAAGTGGCAAAACCGGAAGCGACATTGAAAATGAAGCAAACGCTAAAGCAGGAGTCTTGTTAAGAGACTTCGGCAAACAACACGAAGAAATTTATCAATAGTTATGTATATTATTTACTGTGACATGGATGGAGTCCTTGTCGATTTTGAAAAAGGTTATTACGATTTAACAGGAGTTCACACTAAGCAATTTGTTAAAGGAGATTCTTCTTTTTGGGAACCCATAAGTGAAGAAGGCGCATCGTTTTGGGCTAACCTAAAATGGATGCCTGATGGACAAGAGTTGTGGCGTTATATTAAAAAATACAAACCAAACATTCTATCAGCCCCATCTCAGGATCCTTCATCTAAAATAGGTAAGGAAGCTTGGTTGAAAGTAAACTTACAAAACAGTTTTAAAAAAGCATATTTCTATAATAGAGCTAATAAAAAATTATTTGCTGGACCAAACCGCATATTAATTGATGATATGAAGCAAACTATTGATGAATGGAATGCCGCTGGTGGTGTTGGTATATTTCATACTTCAGCTGCTGATACAATCAGTCAACTTAAAAAATTAGGGTTATAATGGAAGAATCAAAACTACAACGTGAGTTTAAAGGACGCGACGTTCAACGTATGCGTAACATTATTACAAAAGATTATAATGCAAAAACAACAACTCAAGTTGGTTATACTAAAGCTCAAGTAGAACATAAAGAAGGTGATGTTTGGGAAGAAGGTGGTAAAAATTGGACTCTAAAAAATGGTATTAAGCAAACTGTTACTCGTTTTGATAAATTAAAGGAATCTATAATGTTACCTTTAGCTTGTCCTAGTTGTGGTAAAGCATTAAAAAACGATACTTTAAATAAAAAAATGTGGCCTATACACAGTATGTGTTTTGATTGTGTAATTACAATGGAGACTGAATTAAAGCGCACAGGTAAATATGAAGAGTATGTTCGTAATATAACTAATCGAGGTATTAAAACATATATTAAAGACTTAGAAGATGCTTTATTAGAAATAGCATTAGAAAGTAATGAAAGTTTCGTAACGGAACAGGGCGATATTGAAAAATGGGGTGGTAATGGGTTAGATACTAAGAAAATATCTCAAGATATACAGGAACACATACAAGAATTAAAGGCCCACATTGCTTCCTAATATTTATAGTCATAATTCACTATAAATTTTTTTGAATGGACAACGTTTGGTCGGTACTTATCACAGCAATCACAGTTTTGAGTGGAACATCAGCATTTAGATTTTACGAAAAGCGAGCACAACGCAAAGAACGTGATGATGAATTTATTCGCCATGACTGCAAAGATCGTATCGCTAAACTAGAAGCACTACTAGAAAGATCATCTCAGGAAAAAGATGAGATGCGTCAACAAATATTAGACCTAGTATCCGAAGTAGCTTCATTACGTACTGAAATTAAATACTTAACTGATAAACGTATTGGAAGTATATGATAAAACTATTAGATATATTATCTGAAATGGAATGTTGGGATGGTTACAAACAAGGTAATCCAAAAACTAAAATATCTTCTAAAACAGGTAAACGTGTAAATAACTGTGTTCCTGTTAAAAATGAATCTTTTTTCATTGGTGAAGATGACGATACTATTGAGTGTGAAAAGTGTGGATGGAGATGGGAATTAGAAGATGGTGGACGTGATCCATATATTTGTCATAAATGTGATTATGATAATAGCTACCGTTATAAAGATAGTATAGAAGAATATGACGTTGAAAACGAAGACGATATAAAAGAATTCGTTCAATTCATGCGTGAATATCAACAACAACTAAATGAAGCTGATTGTGATTGTTTATTAGAAGCAAAATATCAAGGCCGTACAGTACCATTAGGTAAACCAATGCGCGGTGACAGTAAGAAATTTAAAGTATACGTTAAGAATCCTAAAACCGGTAAAGTTGTAAAAGTTAACTTTGGCGCTAAGGGAATGAATATCAAAAAGAATAACCCAGTAAGACGTAAAGCCTTTAGAGCAAGACACAATTGTGCTAACCCAGGACCACGTACTAAAGCTAGATACTGGTCTTGTAGAAAGTGGTAAAAATACATTATGAGACCAATAGACAAATTTATATTACATGTAGTCCATAACTTATTCCCTCTGAATGAATATTCTGAAGGCGAATTAAAAAAGTTAATGGCTCAATTTAGAGAAGAAGCTGATGATTTAGGTATTGAAATTACTGATGATCAATTAAAAGCTTATATTACACGTTTTGATGCATTAAAAAATTCACCTAAGATAACTGATAAAGATTTACGTAAATATACTTTATCAAAATTAATTAAATTGGTTACATCATCAGCAGGCGCTGAAGCAGTTCCTGAAAAAGAAGACGATACACCTGATGTAGTATATCATGAAGAACCTTATATTATTTGGAATGGTTCTAAAGAAGGTAACTGTATTAAATATGGTCAAGGAGAAAAATGGTGTATTACTAGAGGTTCATTTAGTAGCTACCGTTACTCAAGTGGTAGAGGATATCCGGTATTTTATTTAGCTAAAAATAATAGCATGTCTGATGACAACAAATTAAGCTTTGTTGCTATTCAGGTTAGAGATGTTGAAAGAGAGGATCAAAAATACGTTTATACTAATAGAAAAAATAGTCCATACGAATCACAACCAATGAGTTGGGAACAACTTAATAGAGAAATTCCTTGGTTGAGTAATATTCCTAATGTTAAAAGCATTATGAAGTATATTCCTATCTCTAGTCAAGAAAAACTTACTCAAAAATATGCATACGATGCAGTTGGTATTAGAGAATGGTCAAATTTTCCATTTGAAACTAAAAAACAATATTTAGTAGTTAGAGGATCAAGAGGTCAATTTTTTAATGATATTGATAATACTACTTTCATAGAGAAATATCTTCCTAAATATCCACAAATTGCTAACTTTGTAGCAATAACACCGGGTCTTGTAGATTCAAAAGAATTATTAAAAAATCTAGATAAATTCTCTAATCAAGATAGAAAATCAATTACAGCTAATTTAAGAGACAAAATTGATTTAAAATATCTAAAATCAGACTATTTTCCATGGGATGTTAAAAAATTATTAACATCTCTAAATAAATGGGATATAAAATCAGACGATAGAATATATGTTACTAAAGATGGTTCTGCTATAGTTAAATTATTATTAGGGGATAATATTAAAGTAAGTGTATACACGGAAGAAGATGATTACCCTAATGTTAAATTAAATAAACGTACATCTAGATTCTTACTTGATTATCCTGAATTAGACAAAATTCCATTTAAAAATTTAATGAAATTGGTTGTGGATGATGTTATTAATAGAGATGTAGTTACAAAACTACTTGATGATGCTAAAACTAATCCTAACTCTGCTATTATAGTTAAACAAATAGAAGATGGTGAAATTATATTAGATTCAAATTCATTTGCTTCTTATAAAATTGATAAAGATGGTGGTATATTGCCTGTACCATTTGATAATGAAGAAGTACAATCTGCTTTTGACGATGCTAAAAATAATGAAGGATTACAACAAAATGCTCTTTCTTTATTATCATATAATACTAGAATCCCAATCAGCATAGATAGAAAATCATTCATATCAGTACTAAGAGCTATACCTTTAGATAGAAGAACAGTTGAATGGAGAGGTAATCCTGCAGTTGTAATTACTACTGAAAACGATAAGATTTTAATAATGACTACAAATAGAGGTTCTTTAAATTTACAACAAACAGCAGTATACGGAGACTATGAAGGTGAAGCTCAATGGGTAATTCCAAATAATGGAGGTTATTCATCAGATCCAGCAGTATACAGAGCATGGTATGCCTATTTAGCCAATCAGAATAAAAAATTTAATGATAATGATGTTATTGGAGTAGTTAGATCAGCAGGTCAAGCTACGGGAAATGCTAGAGTAGGTAATGCAATGATCGAAGCTAATCCCCCAATGGTTGAAGGTAATTTAATGAAACCAGTAATGTACCAAGGTACTGGATATATAGTTAATACTCAAAACCCAAGAGAAAGTTATGGTGTATCAAGCGCTTCAGGTAAATTAGTTAAAGCTAATATTTCACCAGTTCAAGCAGCTGCTATGTTAGGCTTACCAGCCCCAGCAGCAACAGCAGCAACAGCAGGTAGAAGAGGAAGACCAGCAGGTGGTGGTGCTCCTCGTCAACAGACACCAGCAGCTCCAGCAGCCGCAGGTGATATTAATGTTGGTGAAGTAATGCAAGAAACAGGATTAGATACAGCATTTTTACGTTTACCAAGATCTATTATAAGAAGATTAAACGTAACTAATGCATCACGTGTTGCCCCAAATGGCGATAGAGGTGCTGCTCGTCGTAATAACCAATTAGGAAATAGAGGTACTGTAGGCAGAGTAATAGCTATAGGTAGCAGTAAAATTTACTTTATTAGATTAGCTAGTGGACAAATCATAGCATCTATTAATGTACAACCAGGTAATTATAACTTTATATTAACAGGTAATGCTAATGGTAATGCTGCAATGCCTTTAAATTCACCATCAGACTTAGTACAAGTTTTAACACAACGTGGTTTGGCTGAGCATCGTTCGTATATTGTGCGTGAATATTTAAATAATAATCCAAAACATGCACAAGAGGTAAGAGATATGCTAGCAAAACACATAGACGAAGTTAGTGCTAAAAAAGCAATTGCTACTGGTAAAATTACCACAGATTTAATTGGTACACCTAGTTTAACTAAAGCCACTAAAAAATCATAGCATTAAATTAACAATTTAACATATTTATACACATAAACATAATAAAAATGAATATTACAGAAGTACGCAACATCGTTAAATTAGCTATTGCTGAAGCAATGGAGAAAGGCGGTTTACCAAAAAGCGGTGGAAAATTAGTACACCTTAAGAAAGAATTAGCTGGTTTAAAGAATATGAAAGAATCTTTAGGTCAATTACAAATCGCTGAAGGCGGTGAACAACAATTCGTAGCTGAATATGCACATATGCAAAAATTCGTTACTGAATTAGAAAAAATTAAAGCTGCTCATGCTAAATTGTCTGAGATGTTAGACAAACAAATTTCTGAAGTTGAAGGTAAAGTTTCATCTGAAACTGAAAAGATCAAAGAAATGGTTGGTTTAATCGAAAAAGCTCCTAAAGCTCCTAAAAAAGACGCTAAGAAAGCTCCTGCTAAAAAAGACGATAAAAAAGCAGAGCCTAAAAAAGCTGAAAAGAAAGAAGAGCCTAAAGCTGACGATTCTAAAAAAAAAAGTAAAGAATTAAAAGAGGCAGCTTTCTCAAGTACTGATGTTAATGCTATTTTAAAAGCTGCTAGAGCTGCTGTTGAAGCAGGTAAAGAAGTAACTGTTGATGGTATCAAAATAGGAAAGGTAGTACCTGGATTAGGAAGATTAATTCCTGCTGATGGTAGTCAATCTTTAAAGATTATGGATTATGTTGGAACTCCTGAAAAGATTGTTATTGATGGAGTACCTGCTACATTAAAGCCAATGGAACCTTCTAAACCACAACCTGATACAAGAACACCAGAAGAAAAAGCAAAAGCACAAGCTGCGTTTAATGATAGATACGGACCAGGTGGAGGATACGATACAGCATTCGGAAGATACACAGGCGATTAATATAAATAACAATGATTAAATTACTTGACATACTAACCGAACGCGATTTATCCGCTAAGGAAGAAAAAATAGTTAAAGCATTAAAAAAGACAGGGAAGTTCAAAAAGGACGACCCTGCTCTTTATGCTATTGCTGCTTCAAAAGCTGAAGGATTAGACCCAGTAGGTAAAGAAGATGATGACATCAATAACGATGGTAAAGTAGATAAGACAGATAAATATTTGTCTAAACGTCGTAAAGCAGTATCTGCTAATATTAAAGAAGGTGGTGATCACGAAGTAGCAATGGCTGTATCTAGTCTAGAAGCAATTGCAGAAGCAATTGTTGATTTAAGAGAAAAATTAGGAAACACAGAACGCAATATTCCAGGTTGGATTCAAGACCACATTGCTAAAGCAGAAAACTATATTGAGCAAGCAGCTCAAGGTTTTCACGAACTAAACAACAATGAGCAATAAATTATTATTAGAAAAATATGTTCGTGTAGCTGTTAAAAAGGCTATTAAAGAACAAGAAATGAAACAAAAACGAGCTGAGAAGGCGATGTATTTAATATATCGCTTTCCTGGTTTAAAAAAAGTAATGGAAGAATTAATGTCTCCTGCTTTTGGTCGTTTTGTTACTGATATTAGATTAGTTGCTCCTAAACCAACAACATTCTCAGCTAAATTAATTAACGAACAGGACTTTAATATCATTTATAATGGTAAGGGTAAGTTTACTGTTAAGATAGCAGGTAGAAAATATAACGTTCAAGATCTAGGTGAATTAGAAAGAGCACAACAATCAATTTCTAACATGTTAGAATTAAATTATGGTGTAGAGGAAAAAGAAGCAGCTGAAAAACCAGATGCAGGCGCTGAAGCATTTAGTGCCGCTACCGCAGCTCCAGCAGGTGAAATACCAGCTGAACCAGCAGCAGGAGCACCAGCAGAGGAAACACCTGAAGAAGAAATCCCAGCAGAAGCATAATATGAAAGTTACAGACGAAATATTAAATGAGTGGTCATTTCGATGCCACGATGGTATCGTTGATTTAAACGATCCAAAAAAATTACGCATATTAAAAGAAATACTAGATGAAAATGGTATTAATTTAAATGAAGCTATAGATAGTAGTGTTGATGAATTTTCTACTTTTATTCAACAAAAATATCTTGCAGAAAAACAATCTATTTCTGGTTTAGATTCATTATATAATGCCATTCAAAAATCACCAGATAAAAATAAATTATTTTCATTAATCCAATCTTCAGGAAATAGACAATTAAAAGCTGGTAAGACATCAATTCAAAATGTTGAAGGTGAATTATTTAAGCTAATAATGTCTTTTGTTAAGATGCAGAATGGTGACCCATCAGAATTATGGTTTGCTATAATGTATGGTGGTAAAGCTAAAGGAGGTGTTGCTACTGAAGAAACAGGAATTGAATCTGATGTTGATGTTGGTAGTGATGGAGTAAGTATTAAAAACTATTCATCTATTGGTAATTTAGATTTTGGTTCATTACCAGCTGAAGAATTAAAAGAACTTAAAAAAATAACTAATTTATTAGTAGTATTAACTGGTATAGAATTTACAGCAGGTCTGAGTAGAAATAGCCTTAACTCCCTATTAAAAACATTAAACTCACAATCATTTCAGGATGATTTAAATGGAATATTACGTATAGGAAAAGATACTCAAATTAAAGCATTACAAAACATGTACGATACTATAATAAAATATTTACCTAATGGAGATGCTGGAGATTTAGTAAATGAATTTGTAAGTGGTATTAATAATTTGATTGTTGCTAAAATTAAAAAAGTACAATGGTGGGCTATTATATCAAAAAATAGTTTATATCTAGAACCATCAGACACAATTGCAAATAGATTACAATCAAAGGAAGGTCAACTATCACCTGTTATTAGCCAAATAAAAGGAAATAACTTATTTATAAATGGTAATCGATTATTTACAGATACAAAAGAAGAACAATAATATGACACAATTTAA